CCCAAATTACTAAATATACCTTGAACTTGGTCTCTCACATCTTTTGTAGTGAATGTATCACTAAACTTACCTGTGACAGTCTCTGTCAAGGTTCTAAGATCTTCGTTTAACCTTTGTAAGGTTGGTGCGGTTACGACTCCTCCAGTCACCACAGTTCTGATTGCCGCCAAGTCAGCGTTACCAACTTCTTGCAAGGTCATTTGGTCTCTTGTTAATTCTTCTATTGATTTTTCAGCATCTTTTTGTTCATCAATTAATTTATTAAACTCTGTTTGAGTAATTTCACTTAATTTTCTTGTTTGTTCTTGACCCCTTTCATCTCTAAATTCAACTTCATATTCTCCGCCATCTCCCATTCTAGCAATGTTTGCCAAATATTGTTTGTCTTCTTCATTTTCAAATTTTATTGATGGGCTAATTTGAGATAATCTTTTGTCAACTTCAAGAGCAGCAACTCCTAACTTAGACATTTCAGCGGCATTGAACCCTGTTATTTCTTCTAACTCTTTAAATTTTAATATACCCTCTTGACTAATCTTGAAGGATTTCGTTTGATTGTCGAAATATGCAAATTTTTTGGAAATTTCAATTAAACTATCTTGAATTCCTGATGGATCATTAAGTGATTGATTTAGTAGTTGTAGGGGGTCTCCTAAAGATCCAACTGCAACACCTAGTCTTTGAAATGCTGCTGCGGCTTCAATTGCCACTTCTGGAGACGATAATTTATCCGCAAAATTAAAAGTTTTAGACATGTCAAGTCTTAACATTGAGGCTTGGGCTGCCATCTTAGTTAAACCTTTTACACCGTCTTCAAATTGAAAACGGTTCATTTGTGCCATGTTTTTGGTTACATCACCCATGACCTGTTTAGCATTACCACCTATACTTCGGACATAATCTATGGAATCTTTTAGTGCCTCAGGTATTGACTTGATTGACATACCAACGTCTAAAAAGGTGGTCGCTAAAGTTTTCGCGTCACCACCAAGTACTTTGGTTGCGGCATATAATTTTGTAATTTGTTCCTCCGTAGCAACAACATTTCTCGCAGATGCCTCTGCAACACCAATTATAATACCAGCAACATCTTTGATATTACCTCCAAGTCTGGAAACTTTCGGTGTAGTATCCGCTAAAGCGTTTTGTAACTCGTATACTCTTTCTCTTCCTTGAGTAAAGACACCTAAAATCTGATTACTAAACTCTGAAAGTTTCTCTTGGGATTTTACAAAATCTAATCCTTCTTTTCCTCCACCATAACCCGAACTTGGGTCTACTGGGTTAGTGTTAATACCTGCTTGAAAAAACATAATTTTACTTTATATATAAATACAAAAGGACTGAATTTTCAGTCCTTTTTATTAAGTTCGACCCATTTATTTAAAAGATACTTTCGAACAAACACCGGCATTATCAAAAAATCTGAGTATGATATATCCAAAAGAGTTTTTAGATAATAAAATTCATCAATTTGTCCTTTCCTATAATCAGAAGAAAGGACGAAAAAAGTCAACCCCAAACCCAACATTAACTGTTAGTTGCTCTCCTGATGGGGTCATTACTGTTCTTGTTAAATCTAATCTTGGTTCATTATCATCCATGAACTTTTTAATATATTTTGAATCTGCAATTGGCATTTGGTCCACAAATCTAGCGATGTCAGATTTATCAGTTACTCCATTTGCTTCGACAATTTGTTTATTCAATCTCCAAGTAACTTTTGGTGCGGTTCTCCCTTGAGGATAAGACTCTGACATTCTTTGTATTTCCAATATTTCACCGTAAGTCATTGGTTTAATTTTTACAGTTGTTTGAGATTTTGGTAACTGAGTGATAAATGTTCCATCATCCGACGGTTGCTGTCCTTTAATTATATCTAATTCATCTAATCTGACAGTTGCTTTGAATGGTTTTTTTGTGATTGGGTCGGTCAAATTCAGTTCCATTTCAGGCCCGAATGCCGTATTTCTTAAAAATATAAGTATTGCCTCAACGTCTCCTTCTAACAAATCATCAATACGAACATCAGGTTCGTAGATTTTAGACCTCAATAAAGTTTGAGTCATGTCGTTACCTCCACCCATGAGAATGTTTTCATCATTTGCAGTAAGGTATCCAACTTTGATTGATTTTTTCTTATTCTTGTAGAAGAGACCGTGTGTCGGTAAAGGAACAACGTCGTGAGGTAACGTAAAATTAGATTGTCCGTGTTCTATTGATTGATTATCCATATAAAAATTTAACCGTAAAGTTTAGTGCTTTACGGTTAAATATAATTGTATTTGAATTTTAATAAATAGTATCTTGATAAATTAGTAAACAAGTACGCAACGGTCCATCCTAAGTGTTGCATTAATTGTCGCTAATCCGTCTTGTGCATAACTCAAAGAGTTGAAGTTTACATCGGTTAAGAAAGTACCATATAAAATCCACTTTTCTACAACAACACCGGTTGGGTCCAACATTTCGAGGTCAACATCTTTTTTATAACCTGCGGCATAACCCATACGACCTGTCACAGATTCAGCATGTAAACGTACCCACTCCATAAGTGCCTGAGCGGCTGAAGGTCCAATCGGATCTCTAAACACCGCCGGAATTGTTTGCCAAGTGAATTTACCAGCAACATAAGTTTCAGTATTCAAAAAAGGAATTGGAACTGGGTTTATAACAATATGTGGTCTTGCTGCAGATTCAACAAACCATTCATTTATACCAAGAGATGATGGAAACCTTAGGATAAAACGATTCTGTCGTTTTGGTTCGTAAGGAATCGGCATTTTCATTAACAAATCAGCCATGTGTTTTTAATTTTTTTGTTTTTGTTATTTTATTGATAAATATATCCTTTCACAAAAATTTTTCTATTTACTTTTTTTTTGAAAACGATATTCTTATTTAACTTCCTGCTTAACTCCTCCAGCAGTAGAATAAGTTTTTACTATATTATCTGGTTTATTTTTGAAGTGTTTTTGCATTACTTCTATATTTTTTGGATCATCGTCACTAAATCCTATAGATAAGTTATCTGGATTAAATTTATTCCTAATATCCTTTTTTAAGAATGCTCTTTTATTTAAAACTGCTGCCATAGCTTTAATATAATTTACAAAAGCCTCCATAGCCTCTACTTTAGCTTCTTCAGGATTAACCGCTCCTTGGTCATCACCAAAAGACACTGGATGATACTTATTAAGTTCCAAATATGACTTAATTAATTCTTCATCACTCATTTCATCTTCACCTACAAAAGACCGATATTTTTTAAGATTTTTAATTAACTCGTCTTTGTCTATCCCGTTGAACCCCTCTATAATGTAATTATAAATTGCTTCTTTTATAGTGTTCGGGTTATGTCCCCTCGCAGTAATTATTGCAAATATTGAACCGTTATTGATTGCTTCTCTGAAATCATCAAATGCCGGTCCTTTTTTTGCCCTCATAGCATCCACCAAAAAATCTTTATCACCATCGGTTCTAAAGTTTCTAAATGGAGAGTCACTATAACCTACTATTGTGTTACCTTTATAATTAAATGGTTCTTTTCCTATTTGATGTCTAAACTCGGCGAAATCATCAGTAGACATTCCAACTTCATTACCACTCTCATCTTTAACTAAAATTTTAGTTGGCATATGAACTATATTATCGTCCCAATCGAACGCATAATATTTTAAGTCTGGAGTACCTTTACTTATAAATCCTTCTGTAAAAACTTTTTTCATTTGGCTAAAGGGGGGATTTTACCCCCCTATTAATTATTAGATATTTTCGAACGAAGCTCCTGTTGGAGTGATGAAGAATTCGATATCGATGAATTCTAGTGCCTTCGTTGGTTTTAAGTATATCTTTCCTGTTAATGTATTTCTATCTAAATCTTCAGGTGAAGAAGAAACTGTTACTCTAAAGTCATAAAGACCTCTGTCTCTTCTGATTGAATCTAAGATAGGGTTAACACTATCCAAGAATTGTTGTCTAACGATTTGGTCGTTTTGTTCGAACAACAATCTTACCGCTACTGCTGAAATCAACTTACGAGCTTGA